CTGGCCCACAATTTGTGCCTGGGGCATTGAACATTTTGGATTACCGGGGCAACGATACATAACCGAGCCTGACGAAGAACACATGACCTGGCACTTTGCTAGTGCACAAGATCAACTTTTGTTTATAACAGCATGGGGAAATGACCAATGAATTTTGAAAAAACAGCAATGTGGCAACGCCTGAGCAACGGTGATGCCAACTATTACACCAAGGCCGCAGAACCCGAACGAGAAGAGTTTCGCCGAATGATTAAGAGTCTTTTGCTTACCGATCAGATCACAATTGAGTTTGAAAAAGCAGATGGCACAGTTAGAGCCATGATTTGCACCTTGAGTGGAGAAAAAGGTGCTAAGTATGCAGTGAATGAAAACAAAGAAGACGCCACTGCATCTAAAAAGAAACCCAATGATGATGTGTGCGTGGTTTGGGACTGTACCCAGAATGCATGGCGTAGTTTTCGTTGGGATAGACTAAAAAGGATTGAATTCGCAATTGGCTAAAGAAGAAGGTTTTAGACTAGATGGGCAAGTGATTGATGTACTACCCAATGCAATGTTCCGGGTAAAATTACCACACATTGATATTCCTGTAACAGGAGTTATCTCGGGAAAAATGCGACAGCACAATATTAAAATTTTGCTTGGCGATACCGTAGAAATAGAGTTCAGCCCATACGATCTCACTCGTGGGCGCATTACCCGACGCCGATAAATACAAGATGGAACTACGTGACCACATCAATCTTGTAGAAGCAAGTACCCGGCCAGCAAAACTGGAAACCACTCCCTTGCCTTACGGCGAGAAAGATCTTGAGCCAGTGTTGAGTAAAGAAAGTTTAGAATACCATTATGGACATTTGGCCAAAGGCTATGCCAAACGCTACAATGCAGGAGAAGGCAATGCGGATTTTAATCGTGCTGGCAGTTTTTTACACAACAAGTTTTTCCCTCAGCTTCGGGCTCCCAAAGGCGCCAACAGACCTAAGGGCGCAGTACTCGCACTCATAGAAGAAAAGTTTAAAACATACGAAGATTTCAAGGAAGCATTCAAAGAAACTGCAATGAAGATTCAAGGTTCGGGCTGGGTTTACTTGAGCACTTCGGGCGACATCAAGACCATTGCCAATCATGCCGTACGTACAGATATCTGTGTGCTGGTAGACTGGTGGGAACATGTGTGGGCCACAGATTATCAGTGGGACAAAGAACGCTACCTAGACAATATTTGGAAAATTATTGACTGGGATGTTTGCAACGAAAGACTATAATGAAACTTGATGCTAGCGCAGTCACTAAACTGCAAGATCTTCTAATAGAAGAAAACAATCCTAATCTTAAATTGCGTGTGTTTGTGCAAGGTGGCGGGTGCTCGGGCATGCAATATGGATTTACTTTTGATGAAGTTAAAAATGAAGATGATTTTAACTTTGATTATAATGGTGTAAATGTTCTTGTTGATGCAATGAGCATGACATATTTACAAAACTCTAACATTCGTTGGGACGAATCAGACATGGGTGCTAGCTTTGTTATTGATAACCCCAATGCAGAAACCACCTGCGGCTGCGGCTCTAGTTTCTCTCCTAGCTAAGTCATAAAATGCCATAAATACCTCAAAGCGAGGTAACCCATGACAAGAGAAGTCATACAAGTAGGCACACTCCCAAACGACGGTTTAGGGGATCCATTACGCACAGCCTATATCAAATGTAATAACAATTTTGCTGAACTTTACAGTCGGCTACAAACTACTCTCCCAACATCGGCAGTGGGCGAACCTGGCGACCTTGCAGGCATGACTGCAATAAGTTCAACAGGTGACTTTTACTATTGCTTTCTAAACTATGATGGCTCTAGTGAAATTTGGCGAGTTCTGACAGGTACAACATTCTAATATGGCAAAACCAACATGGATTACCAAGCCGGGGACATTGGGAACTATCCCAGAGGGACTGTTTTATCAGATTTCATTGTTTGCATTTGACCCAGCAGACCCCGACAATCCTAATGCTGTTTATTACAAAATGATTGCAGGGTCGTTGCCGGCCGGTATACAATGCTCAAAAACAGGATTGATTGAAGGTGTTCCAAAGGCTATTGCCAGCCTTCAAGGTGTGCCCCAAGAAGTTTCGCGTGACGTGACTTCCAAGTTTGTGGTACGTGCTTATACTGAAAAAATAGTTAACGGTGTTGAAGTTGTTGATCGTGTGGCTGATCAAACATTCACACTCACTGTAACCGGGCAAGACGTACCTGAGTTTATTACTCCTGCGGGCAATATTGGTACCTATTACGACGGCACAGAAATTAGCACAACAATTCAATTCACTGACACTGACCCGGGCGACAGAGTTTCAGTAAACTTGATTTCTGGGGCATTACCTCCTGGCGTGGTGATATCAAGTAGAGGTGTAATAGCCGGTGTTATAGAACCACTGGTTGGCCCACCGACTACAGCACCGGCTGGATACGATGCTACACCCAAAGATCTTTACCCAAACGATTTTACCACTCGTAGTACCAGCAGAAACTATCAGTTTACTTTGGAAGTTTCTGACGGGAAAGGTAGTAATTTTAGAACATTTGAAATCTTTGTGTACAGTAAAGATTCAATGAGTGCCGATACTACAGATTTTACAGCAGATAACACTGAGATCACAGCCGACGTAACACCCACAAGAACACCAGTGTTGCTGACATTGCCCAGCAGTCTAGGACGTGTTCGTTCTGACAACTATTTTTACTTTAAGTTTGATGCCATTGATTTTGATGGTGATGCGCTAACTTACGAAGCATCATCGGGACTGTCTACTTCTCCGCCACCTGGCTTGACACTTGAACCAGCAACAGGTTGGTTATATGGATACCTGGAGCAACAAGGGTCAGTAGAAGTTGAATATCAATTCACTGTCACAGTTTATAAAACTGCCTATCCCACAATAAGATCAGAACCTGTAAATTTTACAATGACTGTGATTGGAGATGTTGATACTGAAGTTATTTGGTTGACTGAACCTGATCTAGGAACCATCAACAATGGTGCCACAAGTACTCTAGAAGTAGCGGCTGTGAACGTTGGCGGACGAACCTTACAGTATCGAATCGTCAGCGGCAGCGCCAGCAAGCTTCCACAAGGACTTACCTTGTTACCATCAGGGAACATTGCAGGCAAAGTTAGTTTTAACACATTTGCATTAGATGGCGGTACCACCACATTTGATACCATAAGAGAAACACGCTTGGACCCAGATCCCACCACATTTGATTTAGAATTTACATTCACAGTCAATGCTTATGCCCCGCAAACAGACAGCATAGGTTACGAAGTGTTGGGTATTGTAATGACCAATGGTGGCTCGGGCTACAGTTATGCAAACCCACCTCTTGTTACCATAGCACCACCGCCTCCGAGCGCAAGCTCTGTGCAAGCCACAGTGAGTGCAATAACCATTGCTAATGGTGCTATCACTGCTGTTTCAATTAACAATCCTGGTAGTGGTTACCTGTCTCCCCCTGCGGTGTTTATCACAGGCGGTGGAGGCACCGGTGCATCGGCCACAGTAACAGTAACGGCAGCAGAACTAATTAATGCCGTGAGCGTATTCCGTACGTTTACGGTTACTGTAAACCGACTATACAACGAACCATACGAAAGCTTGTATATCAAGTGTATGCCTCCACAGGCAGATCGTGATTTAATCAACAGTTTGTTACAAAGTCAAGATATCATACCCGAAAGCTTATTATATCGTAGAGACGATCCTAACTTTAGTGTTGCCACCGAAGTCATTTATATACATGCATTTGGACTCACTGCATCCACACTAGACAAGTATGTGCAAAGTTTGGCATTAAATCACTACTGGCGTGATATCACGCTGGGAGAAATACGCACAGCTCGTGCCTTGGACAGCTCAGGGAATGTACTGTATGAAGTTGTATACAGTGCAATCATAGACAATTTGTTGAACAATCAAGGTACCAGCGTGGGCAAAGAAGTCACGCTAGCATATCCTGTGGTACAAGATGGTGGCACAATCAGTGTGGTATATCCCAACAGTTTGCCAAACATGCGAAATCAAGTTATTGATACCGTGGGACAAGTAACTCAAGGCCTACCGCTGTGGATGACTTCAAAACAAGCTAATAATACAGTGCTGGGTTTTGTTCCAGCATGGGTTATAGCCTATGTCAAACCCGGGGAGAGTGGTAGAGTTGCGTACAACATACAACAACAGTTTGGTGAACAATTGAACCGTGTGGATTTTGAAGTGGATCGTTACGAATTAGATCGTAGCTTGACTCATGGTTGGGTTCCATATGAAGACAGCACACAGGCTGGACACTGGATACCTTACCCACCGGCAGCAACTACATTTGACATCAATGCACACTATCAACTGCCTGAACCCAATGACAGTAGTTTTATTTTTACCGGTGGTGTGGGCTATGCTGTTGACAATAGAATTAGAATTTTTGGCAGCCAAATTGGCGGAGTAAATGGGGTCAATGATGTTATTGTCACAGTTACAGAAGTTGATGTATTGGGCACAATTGTCAGTGCTAGAGCACGTGGCACAGCACCGTTGTTGTCAGTGGGGGATATATATACCAATATTTCGGGCACAAATATCACAGGTTCTGGCACAGGTGCCACCTGGGATCTAATCACTGTGGGCGAAGATCCCACAATTTTCGATGGTGGCGGCACTACATTTATTGCCCCAGCAGATCGTTGGACCGGCACCGATGCATATGATAAATATCTCGTGTTCCCCAAACAAAATATTTTAGGATAAACAATGACTAGTCAGATCAACCCCAATAACATTGATGGCACTTACCCAGTTGCCGGTCAAGATAACGATTCGCAAGGCTTTCGCGATAACTTTACCAATACCAAAACAAACTTTGAGTATGCCGGTAACGAAATCACTGAGTTGCAAAGCAAAGCAGTATTAAAGTCTGCGTTGACCGGCACCACGTTGGACAACAACATGAACAACAGTGTGATCAGCAATGTACAACTGCTTTCCGCCAGTGCTCCCAAGGCTGCGCTAGGGTCAGTAACTTCGGCCACACTAAACTTTGCGGCCTCCCCATATTACACATTAACTACCAGTGGTTCAGTAACAGTAGCATTCAGCAATTTCCCAGCTTCTGGACAAGTTGCTACCATGCGTTTGCAAATCACAGTGAATAATACCGCATACACATTGATCTTGCCCAGTGCTGTGTCTGTAGGCACAAGCAATTTGCAAGGTTTTAGTAGCAATGTCATTACCTTTGCAAAAACTGGTGTGTATGAATATGAATTTGAAACCAGCGACGGCGGAACTACTATCAGCATTTTTGATCTCAACCAAAATCGAGATCCTATTTACTTGCCCAGCTCACAAGATCTTGCCACCGCCACCGCTGCCAGCTTGACTGTCACAGCTAGTTATTTCTCAACTGACGCTGCCGAAACAGCCACCTTGGCCGCTGGTACAGCAGGCCAGATCAAAACGTTTGCCATGTATGCTGATCTCGGCGACATGGTTATCACTGTGACCAATGCAGGATGGAAAACGTCGGGCACAGGTACTATCACATTTGACACAATTGGTGATGCCTGCACCCTGCAATACATCAATAGCAAATGGTTCTGTATTGGCAACAATGGTTGTGTGTTTGCCTAACCAAAACAATTGACTTTATTTGGACTAGGTAGTACACTCATACAAAGGAGGCAGTGTCTTGGAACACCCTTTGATAAGTGATATTAGTCATCTCAACTCAGACGAATTACAAACTCGAATAACCGAGCTAGGCAAGAAATTGTCATGGGCTCGTCGCAACAATGCCTATCTAGCATCCCAACTGGAAATGGCCTTGGAAACATACAACAATCAATATCGAGCCAAGCAACAAGAAATATACGACGCTGCCATGAAAAAGGGATCTGATTTTGCAGACAAAATCGACATTTCATAAATGAAAACCAATCAGTACGGTGAAATAGTTTATAGTGAAGATGATATTTGTGATTTGATCATGTCAGGTCGCAATGCAGTTGACATTCCTAATCTCACAATTGACCCAGAGTTAGATGTCAAGGGTCTTGCGGACTTGATTGAAAATCCTGGTGCTATGTTGACTTGGACATTCCCTGAGACTGGCGATCGATCTGTGGCTGACTTTGATCAAGCACATCAGAGTTGCTGGCACATGCCGCCCGAGTATCAAGCATTAGACATAGCAGAACATGTGCTGAGTTTGTGTAACACTCAAGAAGAGCTACAACGTTGCGGGCAAGAGCTACTGTTATTTCAAGAACGCAACTTGTTTGACTTGTTAAAGTACTTGAAATATCTGGTGGATGTCATGCGTGACAATCATGTGATATGGGGGGTTGGACGTGGATCCAGCGTCAGTAGTTACGTATTATATTTGTTGGGAATACACAAAATCAATAGCATGTTCTATGATTTAGATCCCAGCGAATTCCTGCGTTAAATACTAGAACAATTTTAAAAGGAATTATTATGACCAATAAAGTTTATCGTAGTGCACAAGGTAAAATGGTTGATCTTGGCGCATTACAGCTACGCAACGAGAGTGTTAGAGCTGTGGGCAACATGGGTGTAAACGCTCGTGGAGACATTGTGGATGCTAAAAATCGTGCTATTGACAGTAGAAACAATCAAGTTGCCAAACAATACAGCAGACAATCCACCAATGTTGTGGACTCTCGAGTACCAACTTCTAACACTAGAAAGAAATCTGTAGCAGAAACACCCAAGGTAGACATCCCTACTCCACCAGAGGATTTTGATGATTTATTTGAAAAATCCACAACAACACCAGTTAATGCAACTGCACCTGTTCCTGAAGGAATTGCCGCTGCCATTGCACGAGCAAGACAAATCAAAGAAGACTAATAGAAAGAAAACATGAAACCTGCATTTGCACCTCACCGAATTCAACGACTTCGTCCACTTGACAATACTGTTATTGTGGAAGAGATGGAATTTTCTGGACGACAACTCAGTTCAGGAATTGTGCTGTTAAACGACAACGGAACCACTGCTGGCATTAGACCACGTTGGGGGAAAATTTATGCCATTGGTCCTAACCAACGAGATGTCACTGTAGGACAATGGATCTGCGTGGCACATGGTCGTTGGACCCGTGGAGTAGAAATCGAAGACGATGCTGGTCCCAGAACCATTCGCAAGGTCGACCCCAAGGACATCTTGCTAGTATCAAACGAGCAACCTGATGATGCCACAATGAGTGATGCAATCCAAGCACAGGCCAAAGATAGATTCTAAATGGGATTTCAAAAACGTTGGGACTTGCCCGATCTGTACAGTCAGATTCGGGCATTGACAAGTGAAATTAACAGTCCTTACAATGACGGTTTTACCGCAATGTCTTGCAAAGAAGAACTTTATCAGCTAAAATGCTTTATAGAAGATCGATACAGAGATCTTCCTAAATTTAGCGGGGAAGAAGAGTGGGAACAACAGAGAATAATACAACAGCTCAAGAAATAGTTTGCAACATTTGCAGACAGCCCTATCATCCCAATTGTAATTATAACCAAGGGCGTTGCCCAAACCATAAACCCATGATTGAAATTCAACCCAAAGACACAAGCCGGGGACATTTTTATGTCAGTCTGGTCAAAAGCGCATTACGTATTGTTGCTGGACTAGCATTAACACAGGGCCTGTTATTCGAAGCAGGTGCATTTCTCATTGCCGCAGAGATACTGGGCATTGTTGAGGAAATAGTATGAAACAACTTTGGACAGAAAAATATCGCCCTGCAACACTAACAGATTATGTGTTTAGGGATGATGCACAGCGACAACAGGTACAGGGCTGGGTCAACTCAGGAGCAATTCCGCACTTGTTGTTCTCGGGCGCACCAGGTGTGGGCAAAACCACCTTGGCCAAGATCTTGGTCAATGAGCTGGGCATTGATGACTTTGATGTGCTAGAGATCAATGCCAGCCGTGAAAACTCTGTGGACACAATACGAGACAAGATCACGGGCTTTGTGCAAACAATGCCGTTTAGTGCATTCAAGATTGTGTTATTGGATGAAGCAGACTATATCTCTCCCAATGGCCAGGCCGCACTACGCGGTGTTATGGAAACTTATCATGCCAGTGCTAGATTCATTCTTACTTGCAACTACCCCAATCGTGTGATCCCTGC